TCAAAGCGCCGCAAGGCCCTGAGGAATGCCGCACCGGGACGAGCGCCAAGGGGCAAGCCTTCGGCAAGCTCCCCCCGCCTGCACTGCGTCAAAGCACGAGCATTCCTCGGGACCTTTCGGTTGAGCGGACGACGAATCTCTATGGCGGTCGATTTCATTACGGTTGGTGGGCCCGGTCGATGATCTCGTAGTGGATGGACACATGGAGTAGCGCCGTCGACGCAGCATCAGCTCCGGCCGTTGCCTTGCGCGCCATGAGGACGGTGCCGGCCGGAAGGAGCGCCGTGGACAGCAGGGTGTGAGCCACCCGAGTCCCAGCCGCCTGGCTGTCGGCGACGACATAGGAGACGTACAGCGCCGGGGTCGCGAGCGTTCCGACCTGGAGCGTCTCGTCCTCGGACGCGCCCGACAGCTCGGCAAAGGTCGTGTCGACGCGGACGATCCTGACGTCGTTCTCGTGGTCGATGAAGTAGTTGAACTGCTGGTCGGCGGTCAGCGGGCGGATCTGGGCAGTCCAGACACGTTTGCGCGCGGCGCGCGACATGTTTCGATTCTGGATCATAGTTGTCCCCCTTTCGGGATACTTGGGCCTGGAGAAAAACGGGGCTGACCTGGCCCGAGTGGCCAGCCCCGCTCGAAAGGCACCTGCGTTGATTACGTCTCGGAGATGTCCGACAGGAGGCAGTTGGCGTTCGGACGATCGCAGGACAGGTTCATGTAGCAGGCGAGCGTCGCCTCGTAGGCGTCCTTGTTGGCCACCCGAGCGAGGATCGCTCCGTCTTTCTGCATCCACTCCCAGTCCTGGAGCACCTGCATCTCGAGCGAGCTCATGCTCAAGAAGTAGAGCGCCTGGAGCACGTTCGGCGTCGCGGTGAGGCTGGCGTCCTTGTCGGCGACGAGGGCCACGCCGTTGAAGTCGAGCGCCTTGTACCCACCGTCGAGCGTGATGTCTCCGCCGGGCGGATAGCGCTTGTCGGCGACAAGCAGCGCGGCGTACCGGCGCTTGATCGCGTGGTTGGTGAGGATCGCTCCGGGCGTCTCGTCACTGGCGATGTCGCACTGGTCCATGGCCTGCTGCATGAGGTCAGTCGTCAAGGCGCGCAGCGTGCCGGAGTTGCTCAGCACGTTCGCCTTGAAGAAGGCGCCGGCGCCCGTAGTGCGATCGATCTCGCCGAAGGTAGCGGTCACGCCGCGTGCGGGCGACGTGAACCCGGCTGGGTTGAGGGCGCTGACGATGATCTCGAGGCCCCACATCTCGCCGGGATCCGTGAAGGTCCCGTCTCTGACATCCTCACGGATGAAGCCATCCGCGCCGCTGACGTAGGCGGCAGCCGGGGCGCTGGTCATGACGACAGTTACAGAATCCGTCACGGACACCACCGGATTGGAAAGGGAGGCGCCAGACCCAAGGACGCCGCCGTCGAGCTCGTCGGTGATTAGACCGGCCGACAGAAACTTCGTCCCGCTGACCGTGACCGTGGTGTCCGAGGAGGACTCGTCGATCCTGGCGAGGAGGCCAGAGCCGTCATGCCAGAGTTGGCGATTCAAGTCCTGCTTGAGGTCGGTCATGAGGCCCTTCATTTCGGCGTTGAGCGCACGAATGAAGGCGCCGTTGTCGCTCTTGGTGGCGGCCATGGCGGGGCCGGTGAGCTCGATCCGGCCGTAGTTGTAGATCGGCCTGAAGATCGCCTTGTCGTACTGCTGTTGACCAGCGGTCGGCAGAGTGCCGCTTTCCTTGCGTGCTCCCACTCCGACGTTGCGCCCCTTGTGGAGGGGAACGTAGGCCCGGCGGCCGACGAAGTTCTTGTCGGTCTTCCTGAGGCGGCTCAGGAGGAACGACGAGTTGTTGAGCTGCTCGCGGACGGGTCCCTGATACATGTCCTTCAGGACTGCGTCCACGGCAGAGAGGTTTGTTGCCATAGGGTGGCTCCCTTGCGTTGAGGCAAACCCCGGCCGAAACGGGGAGCCGGTTTAGTTACTAATCCTGCTGAGCTTTCATGAGGCGATCGAAGTATCGCTCTGCCTCGTTGACGAGATTGCCGTTGGCGAAATCCTTGCGACCGAGCTTCTTCGGGGCCGCAGCCGGAGGCGTGCCGCCCTTGCCGAGCGCCGGGGTCGTGGCTCGGTCGAGCTTGCCCTGAATGAACGACTGCTTCGCCTTGCCGACCCGCGCCTCGAACATCTTGGCGACCTTGGCGGCGGCGGTCTTGACGCTCATTCCCTCGTTGGCGTTGCGGTACTGCCAGACGAGCCCGCGGATCATGCCGGCGTGCTCCTCTTCCTCGGCCTTCAGAACGTCGTGGCCGGCGATCTCCTTGTCGACTTCCGCCAGGGTCTGCTTGACGGTGCCCTGCTTGCGGTCGTCGGCGATCACGCCCGCGATGGCCGAGATGCGGTCGTCGAAGTACTGCTGCAGCTTGCCCATGACCGGGCCAAGGTGCTGCTGGAGCTCGGGCGGCAGCTCGGGGAAGGCCGAAAGCTGCGGCGCCTGGCGCTGCGGCTGCTGGGCCTGCTGACCGCCCTGCTGGCGGCGCTCGAGGAGACGCTCGAGCCCCTGTCGAGTGAGATCCTCGACGTCCTCGCGCGAGAGTCTCATCGGCTCGCCCTGGTAGTCGATCTCAAGGAAGTGCTGCGGCTGCGCGGACTCCTGCGGCGCGATCTCCGGTTGCGGCTCGCCCGTCGTTTCCGGTTGCGGCTCGGGCTCCGTGGGCTCTGGGCGCTGAATCCCGCCGGCCCCCTCGAATGCGCTCTGCGCGGTCTGGAGCGCTCGGTCCATGCTGCCTGCCTCGGGGGCGTCGATCGAAGTCGAAAGCTCAAGACTCATAACTGGGCCTCCTGCATGAGTAGCTCGGGTGGAATCTGCTCGCCCTGAGACTGGGCCATGGCGAGCGCCTCTTCGTCATTCATTGGGAGCTCCGCCTCGGGTGGCGGCGCCATCATGTCCTCGGTGGGCGCCGGGAGAGCGGCCCCGGGGGCGGCATCAGGCGGCGGGGCCATCATGGCCTGGAGGCGCATCTCGTGCTGCGCGATGTGGGCCTCCTCACGCTGCACCAGCATTTGGTCCATCATCGCCAGCTTCTGGTGCTTGGGCTGCTTCTGCGAGCGGCGGTGCTCGTCGATGTGGACTTGATCGTTGTCCCAGGGATTGACCGGCAGGTCCATGCCCTGGAGCATCATGACGTTCTCGCGCTTGGCGTTCTGGCGGTCGAGCTGCTCGTCCTGGAGCACGCCCTCGTCCGTCCCCAGCTCGAGCATCTGATGGATCTTCTTTCGATCCTGCATGATGTCGAGGATGCCCGCCTGCGTCAGCTCGATGATGTAGCTCGAGCGCGACGCCTTGGAGAGCGGGAGCTGCGATCCCATCTCGGTGCGGACGTCGAAGTAGTTGACCCCCGGCTTCCCCTTGTTGGGCCCGATGAGGTTCTTCCCGGTGAAGCTGAGCGACTCGACGTCGAGGTTCTCGCCGACGACACGGATGATCCGCTCCTCGTCGACGTAGTGCGCGTAATACTGAAGCTCCCAGCCGGCGATCATCGAGAGGAGGTCTTCGGCGAGGAGGAAGGTCGGCGCCAGCATCTGGTCGTCCTGCTCCTGGAGCTGGGCGATGGCGACACCGGCGCGCACGCCCGATGGGGCGCGTGCGTTCGTGACCTCGTGGACAGCCGAGATGTCCTCGATGTCTTTCAGGTTGTACTCGAGGTTCTTGTGCAGGTAGTCCGGCACGTTGGGCGGATCGACTTGCTTGGGCTCGAGTGGGTAGTTGTAGTGGATGACTTCCCCGGGCTTGTTGTTGAGCGAGACCTCGGGGACGCCTGACCCGTTGGGGTCGAGCCACTTCGGGCGGCCCATGAGGTTGGCGTTCTCGAGGAGTTGCGAGCGCCCGCGGTTGTACGCGGCCTGGAGCGGGATGCACTGCTCGAGCGAGCACGTCCCCCAGAAACGACCCGGCACGGGGATTTCTACCAGTTGCCCGTAAGGGATTTCCCTCATTGGGTTTGGCAGTTCTTTTTTTAGTGCCAAGACCTTGCCACCTGCGACCACCGCATAGCACCCCAGGGGCATCTTCTTCGTCGGCTTCACCCACAGGCAGTGGACGGTGACCGTGTCCTGATCGCCCTCGTCCTGGACGCCGAGGCCGCCCGACATGGGGCCCGGCATGCGCGCCAGGCGCTTCTGGTAGAAGCGAGTGAGGTTGTCGTGGTCGGTGCCGTCAGGCGTGACGCCAGCGGCCTTCTCGCCGAAGTGCTCGCTCAGCCAACCCAGCGAGCGGACCTTCGAGTGCAGAAGGTAGGCGGCCTCGGAGAGGGTTGTAGCGTTGGGGTCTGGGTCGATCTCGAAGGGGGAACAAACCTCGACGACGGAGTCGCCAAGTCCGAGGCCGCCTTGAGCGAGTTGCTTGTAGCTCTTCTCCTGGTACTGGGGCTCGAGCTCCTGGAAGTCCTCGTCCCCGAGCGTCATCTTCGGGCCCGCAGACGGGTCCCAGACGTTCGACATGAAGACGTTGCCGGTCGTCCCGACCCAGTAGAAGAGGTCGATCAACTGGCGGTTCATCTTTTTCTCGCGCCAGTTGTTGTGCAGCAGCTTGGTTGAAACCTGCGACGCCTCGCGGTCCTCGTCGTCGGTCGTCGCCGGGATCGAGGTCCAGATCGGGCGCTGGCGCATGGCTTTCGACACCGTTTTGCGGACCAGCCCCATGAGTCGGTTACAGACCAAGCGCACGCGCCATGCTGGCGTCTTCGGCAGGACGAGCTTGCCCGAGAAGTCGTCGAAGACGTGGTACTGGTAGCCGAGGAAGTTCGAGATATTGACGTACCACTGGCGCTCGAACTGCTGGCGGCGTTCGTCGCGTGAGCGCCAGAAGCCCTCGGTAAAGTCGAGCACCTGATCGGGCTTCGAGAAGTCCGTGTCGTGGAAGGTGCGCTTCTTTTGGCGCTGCGACCCCTGGAGGATCATGCCTCTCTTGACGCTCCGTTCTGCTCGAGGATCGAGGCGAGCTCATCCTGGATGACTTCCTCGGCGAGCTTGTCGCGTTCGGCCAGGCGCCCGGCGTCGGCCTGCGCTGCGTCCCCGCGACGGCGGAGGTCGTCGTGCTCGAGGGCCATGTAGCCCGAGAGATCCTTGGAGGTGAGGCGGTTTGACTGGTTGTGGACGAGCTTCATGAGCGCGTCCTCGCGGCGCTTGTAATGCTCGCGCTCGAGGCGCAGGCGGCGCTCCAAGAGCGCCTCAATCCCGAGGACTACCAGCGCCCCGACCGCGATCATGATCCACTGCTCTGTCATCGCTTGACGAATACGTGCAGGGCCGCGACCGCGGTGCCGGAGCCGATGAGCCCGGTTGCTATGGAGATCTTGCACTTGGGAAACGCAAGCGCCCCACCAGCCGCCGCGGCCGTCAAAGAGGCCCCAACCGTGCCGAGCGAGGTGAAGACACCCATCTGGCCGAGACCAAAAACGAGCCGGAAAGGGTCTGTCGCCGGGATTGTCGCCGCGGTGTAGAGATTGAGCGCCTCGCTCATGGCGACGCCAGCGTCATCGAAGAACTGGATGGTCGCCGACGCCGTGGCGCCGCTCAACCCAGTGCCCGTCTTGACGATCACGGCAACGATCGCCTTGGCGTTGGCGCAGTCGATGAAGTTGGAGGTCGCGGATTGGCTGGCGGCATCGACGTCGAATGCCGTGATGCCGGTCTCGGCGCTGTCGTAGTGCGTGATTTCCGTGTCCCGACCAGCAATCCGTTTCACCGCCATCAGTATTCACTCCCAATACCCGAGTGGTGGACTGGAGTAGCCTCGGCGCCGTCGCGCTGCTTCTCGTAGATGCTCCTCCAGTGCTCTCTCCATCGGTCGTCCATGCTGGTTGCTGCTCCCTGAAATAGCAAGTCCTCTCTATTCCCGGTGAGATACGGGTCCGGTGGCTGGGCGTGCTGGAGGCCACCGTTCACTAGGTACCTTAGGCAGTCGACGAGATGGTCATTCTTCTTGTTCGGCGCGTCCTTGGGGTCCTGCTGCCGGGGCCCGCCAGAGTTCTGTTTCCAGCGGTAATTCCGCACTTCGGCGACGAAGTTCTTGAGGTTGGCCAGAACGCGCAAGCGCGGGGTCCCGTCGAGTCCGCACTCGAGGTCCCGGCGCACCGCGTCGATGCCCGGGATGACGTCGTTTCGGGCCGGGGCGGCGATCATGCGGCTGCCGAGCCCCATGCGGTGGGAAGTCTGCGCCATGAGGATCCCCCAGCCGAGCTCGCCCGCCGTCGTGTGGCCGAAGGCCGATGGGTCAATCCAGCGGTGCTTGATCGTCTCGGTCCTCCCCTCGAGCGCCATCCACAGCTTCTCGTCGAGCGGGTTCTTGACGTAGCCCTCCGAGATGAGGATCTGCTCGAGCACCTCGTCCCAGCGCTTGCCGTGGTAGTAGAGCTCGCGGTAGAGCACGTAATGGCTCGAGGGGGCCACAGCGGCCCAGAGGACAGCGCAGGTTCGCCACCCGGGGTCGATCGCGCAGTAGCGCGTCCAGTCCCTGGGGACCTCGAAGGGGTCGACGATGATGTGCTTCTTCGAGAAGTCGGCGTAGACGAGGCCCTCGGAGCGCCGCGACTGGCCGAGGAGGCGCATTC